GGTGGAAGTACTGAGCTATATGTAAATACCACAGGCGTCCGTCTAGGTGACAGTGGCAATGGATACTTCCAGCCTGTCTCTGGCAGCTATGGCTCTATTCAGATTGATGGCGGTGCTCATAATGGCTGGGAAGGCTACAGCATTGGTGGTCGTGTTGTGTTTATGCACGACAACAGCAATACCTCAGGTGTCTATAATGATATTGATAATGAATGGTATTTTTGGGGCACTCGTAATGGTGGAACCAGAATGTACTATAACGGGTCTACCAAGGTTGAAACGACTAGTGCAGGTGTAACAGTTACGGGTGACTTAAATAGCACCTCTGACATTCGCTACAAGAAGAATATTGAGGCCATTGATGGCGCTCTTGACAAGGTTAAGTCACTGAAGGGCGTGACCTTTGATTGGGATAACGATGCCTTCAAAGAAGGTGAACACACCAAAAAGCCTAACTTCACAGCGCGTGCTACAGGCGTAATCGCACAGGACGTTGAGAAAGTGTTACCAGAAGCAGTCTGTGAGAACGAAGATGGCATGAAGAATGTGGCATATGGCAACATGGTTGGCCTGCTGATTGAGGCAATCAAAGAACAACAAGCTCAGATTGACGAGCTTAAAGCACAACTTAACGGCTAATAGTTCAAGAGGAGAACGAAGATGGCTATACAGATAAGCGGTACATCCGTAATTAATAACAGTAGGCAATTGCAGAATATTGCGTCTATGGATGCCACGACAACTGCTACTATTGCGGCAGCGGGGGGTGTTAGCTCAACAGTAACGACTACGTCTTCTGTTGCGTCTGTAGAGTTTGCTACGCCTAACACAGATAAGAACTACCTTTTGGTTTGGGATAAGGTGACGCTGGGGGGGACCGCTGGATACATGCGCTGGTATTGGCAAGCCCCGGGCCAAACAAATTGGCGGGGGTGGGACTCGGGGTCAAGCATATATACAAAAGATGGTACTAACCTGATAACTAGCAGCAGCTCAAACATTGCGTATAACTCTACTCACTTCATAAGCGGAGACTATTATCAAGTTCAGTGTACTTGTTTGATAACGGGCGCAAATAGTGGTGCGACAGGTAACTATCCTATGATAGATTTTACTATGCACTATGTTAGTTCCAACAACGACGAACTTATACAAGTTAGGTCTACTTTTGTAACTAATCAAGGAGGACTTGAATTTGCTAAGATCAAAGTCGATCCTTATGGGCCTACTATATACAATGGCTCACGGTTTGTGATGTACGAAATTTAGGAGTAGTAAGATGGCGGAAGAAGAAGTAGTAACCTTGTTTTTTGACGGAGAAGTCGAAAGAGAGCCCACTGCGGAAGAAGCTGCGGAACAAGCGGAGCGCGATGCTGTGACTGCGGAGGAAATTAGACTGCAGATTATAGATGATACACGGATTGAACGTGATAGAAGGCTTACGACTGAAACTGACCCTATAATTACCAACCCTATAAGGTGGGACGTTCTCTCTGCTGAAAAGCAAGCCGAGTGGGAAGCGTATAGACTTGCCTTGTTAGCTGTACCGCAGCAAACCGGCTTTCCAACGAGTGTAACTTGGCCCACTAAACCTGAATAAGGACTTACAATGCTAGGCTTTGCTCCCTTTTCTGGTGCGGCCCTCGCCGATACGGGGAGCGGGGAGCTTATATTTGTCCCTACAGGGGTTGTGGGGTCAACCGCTATTGGTACGGTTACAGTTACCGGGGATCAGAATGGCCTAACGCTTGGGTCCGTAGCGGGGACCGCTCTAGTTAATCCCGATATCGTAGTGGTAGACGCGGGTGCGATAGGCACGTTTGCTATAGATCAGTTGAACGGTTTTGTCGGTTCAATAACTGCCTCTGCTGACGCGAGTTTCGCAGTTACAGGGGTTTCCGCTACGTCTGCGGTCGGATCAACTACGGTAGTGGGCACTGCCGATATAGCGGTGACATCACCACAGCTGTCTGGCGTTCTTGGTTCTCCAACAGTAAAAGGCGACGCTGTTTTTGCTATTACTGGCGTTGCGGCTACAGGCGCTGTGGACGAGGTCACAATATTTGCCACAGAGAATGTCGTTGTATCGGTAACTAATGTTGCAGCGTCGGGTGCGATAGGCACGTCTAGTATTGTGGGCACGGCCAACGTCTTCCCCGATGGAGTCCAGAGTACGGGCGAAATTGGAAGCCCGACGATTACAGGGACCGCCACGGTCAGTGTAGCAGGTGTATCTGGCACGGCGGTAGTAAACGCCGACTTCGTTGTGGTAGACGGGGGCGCTGGCGTAGATGCAACTGGAGTTTCTGCTGCAGGTAGTGTAGGGTCGGTAGTAACAACAGGGACAGCGGTAGTTGTACCCACAGGTGTGGTAGCTCAGGGTAATATAGGAGTTGCTGTTGTCTGGGGGCCAATTATACCAAATACCGGGAACACTTGGACGGGTGTAAATCCTAATCCCGGGGACACTTGGACGGATGTAAATCCTACTCCAAGCACGGTTTGGACGAAGGTAGCAGCATGAGGATGACCAATGCCTAGCACATATACAGACAACGGCGGGATAGAACTACCTGCTAGTGGTGAACAGTCCGCTACATGGGGTAACACCGTAAATACCAATATGGAGATTCTAGATCGTATTACTAACGGTGTAGGACAGTTAGGGCTTTCGGGTTCTAGTAGCACACTTACCATTTCAGACGGTCAGGTTTCGACAGGGCATTTTAAAGTACTGGAGTTGTCTGGTAGCCCTACTAACGGGCATGTTCTTACAGTCGAGCCGGACAACGCTGAACATGTGTACATTATGCGGAATAACACCTCAGTAACGGTGCAGATTAATCAAGGAGCCTCTGGCGGTTCCCGGGTTAATATCCCGGGGAATACTACTAAAATTGTATCCTGCGCAGGTGACGGTTCAACTTCGAATGTTAGTGACATTACCGGAAATTTAAGTCTGGGTTCTTTGATATTAGGTGGCACCATAGTCACTGCTTCGGCGGCAGAGTTAAATGTTCTTGACAACATGACCTCGTCCACGGCGGAGTTGAATGTGTTGACAAGCATGACTTCGACTACTGCGGAGTTAAATGTTCTTGATGGTATCCCTGCTACACTAACGGCTACAGAGCTTGGATATGTAGATGGTGTTACATCCGCTATTCAAACGCAGCTCGATACTAAAGCGCCTTCCGCAAGCCCCACGCTTACTACCCCCACGCTGGGGTCGGCCATTACAATTACGGGTGGTACTCAAAGCTGGGTTGCTACAGCTTCCGGTGTAAATTTAACTTTTTCTTATAACGGCACAAATGTCATGCGGATAGACGGGTCAGGGAATCTGACTGTTACGGGTAACGTGTCCAGTGCCGGAACTATTGCATAAGAATGCCGTCGGAGGTTTATGATGCCACTACAAAAGCTCCAGTTTCGCCCGGGTATCGTGCGAGATGCTACGGATTACACCAACGAAGGCGGATGGCGTGACGGCGACAAAATAAGATTTCGTTTGGGTATGCCGGAGACAATCGGCGGATGGACTAAACTCACGTCTTCCCCGATGCTTGGAACGTGCCGTGATCTCCACCCTTGGACAAATTTAATAGGGACTAGACTTGTAGGTGCGGGAACTAATCAAAAGCTCTACGTTTTAGATGGTGCCCAACCTATAGACATTACGCCCATTCGTCGCTCTGTCACGCTCGGAGCAAATCCTATTGTAACAGTAAATGTAGGAAATCCTTCAGGCAATGGGTATATAAAGATTACTGATTCGAGTAACGAAGTTTTTCTTGGGGATTATGTGACGTTATCTGGAGCCACTGCCGTAGGCGGTATAACAGCGGCCCAAATAAACAAAGAACATCAAGTTGTTGAGGTCGTAGACGCTAATAAATACATTGTAGATACTGGTGGGACCGCCACGTCTCTTGCAACAGGTGGTGGGGCTTCTGTAGCTGCGGCGTATCAGATCAACACTGGGCTAGACTCCGCCGCTGTAGGTAGCGGTTGGGGCGCGGGTGTTTGGGGGCGTGGGGCTTGGAACTCTGCAGCTTCCGTCACTATCCCGGGGGCTAATCTCCGACTTTGGTCTATGGATAATTTTGGTGAAGACCTTTTGGCAAACCCCCGTGGTGGGGGCATTTACTACTGGGACACCTCTGCGGGGACATCCTCGCGCGCTGTAAACATTACTAGTATAAGTGGTAATGCCCAGCCCCAAGCGGCTAATATCGTGCTGGTTTCCGAACGAGATCGGCATGTTATCGCTTTTGGTTGCGATCCTGAAGCAGACCCGGGCGTCCTAGACCCGCTAACTATACGGTTTTCGGATCAAGAGAGTTTTACTGATTGGGCGGCGACAGCAACAAACACCGCCGGAGAACTACGTATCGGGACTGGCTCTGAGATTGTCGCTGCAGTGCAGACAAAACAACAGGTCGTCGTATTTACTGATAGATCAGTTAGTGCCATGCAATTTATAGGGGCACCGTTTATCTTTGGTCTAAGTGAGGTATCGACCAACACTTCGATATTGAGTCAGAACGCTGCTGTAGCCGTCGGAGATGCCGTTTACTGGATGGGCAACGATGTATTCTATCGCTACGATGGTAACGTAAGCCTTATACCGTGCCCTGTAGAAGAATACGTCTTTAATAATGTAAACACTTCTCAGATTAGTAAGGTCACGGCGGGCAGCAACACTGAATTTAACGAAGTTTGGTGGTTCTATCCCTCCGCATCTAGTCAAAATAACGACCGCTACGTTGTATATAACTACGCCGAAAAGATATGGTTTTATGGCACTATTGACCGCACCGCTTGGGATCAGGGTGGCGTTTCTGGTTTGCCTATCGCTGCATCTCCTGACGGCAACATTTACTTCCATGAAACTGGATTTTCAGACGGAAGTACGAACCCTCCAAGCCCGCTTAACAGTTACATAGAGTCCAGTGGCGTTGATATCGGCGACGGAGAGCAATTCATGTCCGTTAAACGAGTTATACCTGATATAGGATTTAGAAACTCTACTGGCAATCCACTGG